GGATGGATATCTCACTGCTTATCGGCTTGTCTCCAGCTGCGTGGCAACAGGCGGAAGAGAGGGTAGGGCGGTACACCGCTGCAGCTGTATTAGCGACAACCGCTGAAAAAGCCCTGCGCGATCCACTCTTGATTTCCAGTCCGGGTGGATACTTCAGAGCTTGCGTAGATCGTGCGATGGACGGTGAACTTGCACTGCATAAATCTTTGTATGGTTTGGCGCAGGCTGGTTGAACGCGTGCAATCTCGTGATGATAGGGGGTGCACGCGTGCACCCCTCAAGAAACAAACTTTATGAAATCATGTAGTTAGGAAGATCCAGACCGTGAGAATCCAAATTGCGTTGAAATGTGCGTTGCGTTGAAAGGATTACGTTTATCCTGCGTTTAAAGAGAGACTGCATCGGGTCTTCGTATTTTGCTTGTTGCACAAGTGGCGAAAGCACAAGCATTCTTTTTCACCACGGCATTTAGGTATCTGGAGAGCCTTTAATTTGATGGGAGCTATCTAAGCTTCAACCAGATCTAAAGACATGCTGGCGTGACTTGCAGTGAAAAAGTTCAAAAAGATATTGACTACTATAGCATTCGATGCCATATTGGGGTCAGCTTAATAAGATCAGCGGAAATTCGGCCAAAACGTTACTTTTCTTAGTTTGAAAACGTTGTAGAGGTAATCGAATTCGCACTACTCTCCGAATAATTGAGTATTAAAGAGTTTATTTCCGGACTAATCCCATCCGGAATACTATCGGCGCTTCTGGCGTCGGTCGAAACCTGGTTACAAAACTGCGCTTTTCCCTCCCATGAAATGCAGACAAAGGCCGGGACCATTCATAAAAGCTGTCTTCGCTGTCCGGTGTATTGGCTGGGCCAACAGGATGTGCTTCGCCTTCAACTCGTAAGTCGCTGAAGCAAATCGTTATGTTGAACGTAAGGCAGTTTCCAAACGTCTGCGATGCATACGACCTGTTCGTGACCTTGCCTCAGGTGACCTCATGACAACACGTAAACAAGTTCGCCAAGCCTTCATGGATTTGATTCAGGAGGGCCGTGATCATACGACTGATTATCCGGCACTAACCTCGGTTGTGACCCTTTCCAAGAAAAGTAACCTTCCGATTTCAGGACTACCTGCTGAGTATCCTGTGGTCATGGTTTCTCTGGAACAGGAACTTCTCGTTCAGGAGCGTGGCCATAACTACCTGCAGCATCAGGTTCTTGTTCAATCTCGTGGCCACAACACGCCGGGCTTTAAAGCCAGAACAGCACAGGTTGTTGTTGAGGTTCGCGCATTTGGAGATGACTCCGAAGATCGGGTTGAGGAGCTGGCAGATGAAATCGAGCTTCTAACCGACCGCAAGAATACCTTGCCGGGGGACGTTGTTCGCCAGGTGCAGCTTGAGATGGTGAAAGTCACACAAGGCACCGAGGAGCAAGCTTCTGTTTCGGTCGCAGTCATGACGTTTACTGCGAACTATCAGAGTGAAGCTGAAAATTGGGAAGAGTTCTATGAGCAGTAGAAACGATTCCCATGTGCGTTTGTCTGATGTGGAGCGCCGTCTTTCTCAAACTGTGGTCTACGGTGTTGTTGAACAAGCGGACTATAAAAACGGTAAGTACCGGGTCCGATCTGGTGAGATCCTTTCGAACTGGCTCCCAATGCGCCAAATGCGGGCAGGGGCGGTGAGATCCTGGGAACCTCTCCATGAAGGTGAGCAGGTTGTTTTGGCTGCACCAAGCGGTGACCTGGCACAAGCTGCGATCCTTGGAAGTATTGCCAGTGAAGCTGCTCCGGCAGTTGGTGACAAGCCTGAAATTACGAAGACGGTGTTCGAAGATGGTACTGTCATCGAGCACGATGACAAAAACAAAACCACCGTTGTCAAGGCGCCTTCCGATGGCTCAATCTCACTGCAAGTTGCTGACAGCAAACTGACTTTAACTGAAGACACGATCTCGCTTAAAGCCAGCAAAATTGTGCTGGAAGGTGATGTTAAAGCGAGTGGTGGCGAACTCACTCACAACGATACGAATGTTGGTTCCACGCACGTGCACGGAGGTATCTCTCCAGGGCCGCGTGACACCAGTACACCCAAATAATCTACGAGGTGGTCATGTCTTACAAAGGTATGAGCCGGGAAGACGGTAAAGAGCTTTCCGGCATTGAACACGTGCGCCAATCACTCAAAGAAATTTTGATGACGCGCAAGGGTTCAAGAGTAATCCGTCGTGATTTTGGTTGTGGCATCGCGGAGCTGATCGACAGACCAATGTCACAGGAACTGAAGCTGGACATCGCCTACGAGGTTTCTGAGGCGGTTGCGAGATGGGAGCCACGCTTCAAACTCATCCAGGTTGAAGTCATCGGCGGTGGCCCTGATGGGCGTACCCAGTTTGACTTGACTGGCATCTACTACCCGCGTGGCCATTTGGGCGATTACTCGGGGCAAACTCAATCTAAAATCAGGATTTCTGTCTGATGAACTTGCCGGAACCTACCATTATTGAAGAGCTTTCGCCGGAGCGGATCTATCAGGAAATCAAAGATATTTACGCTTCCTACAATCCCGATTTCAAAGAAATCGCGGATCTGGAGACGACACCTGAAGCGAAAACGTTCCAAGCTTTTTCTTATAGAGAATTTCATCTTCGCCAACGGATCAATGACGTCTTCAAGTCTTATCTGATTGAGTACGCCGAGGGTGTAACGCTGCATCATCTGGGCGCATTTTATGGCCTGTCACCGACAACGGGTGAGAGTGATGAGCGCTTCAAGAAGCGACTAAAGCTCGCGATTGCAGGCCGCTCTGCTGCAGGTCCGAAGGAGCGTTACAAAGCGCTTTGTTTGGACGCTGATGTGCGCGTGCGAGATGTGAATGTGTGGAGCTCTGCGCTCGACCCAACCGTGAACATCGCTGTTCTGTCTTCAGATCCAGGCGGTATTGCAAGCCAGGACCTTCTTGATACTGTTGCAACTTACATTGACCATCCTGAGCGACGTGTGACCTCCGATGAGTTCAAAGTTTCATCGGCAGTTAAGAAGGTCGTGAATGTAACGCTTTCCGTTCAGCTGGAAGAGTTTGCCCGAAACTCAGCCGGTGAAGAGCTGGAAGCGAACCTGCGTGCTGCGTGGGATGCTGAAGACCTTCTTGGCCTTGATTTGACGCGAGCCTGGCTCATCAGAAATGCGATGGGGAATGGCATCAATAATGTGAAGGTTGAACAGCCTTTTGCAGATGTTGTGGCTGAACCAAATGAGGCAATTGGCCTTGGTACGATCAATGTAATTATCTCGGGTCGTGGCCGATGATTGATCAGATCCTCCCCACTCACACCTCAAAGTTTACGCGAACGCTCGAAAACATGGGCGCAAAGCGTATGGAGAAGGTGGCACCTTATATCGACGCGATCGGTATGAAGTGGAACTCACCTCAACCACGCTTGATGCCTCATTTGATTGAAGAAACTGGGCTCGGTATGCTGAGCCCTTATGTCGACAATGTTTATGAGCTGTATGAGCAGGGACTGCAGTGGTTGCGTGTGCGCGGAATGCCTGTCGCTGTCTATCAAGGCCTTGGCTTCATTGGCTATAATGGGTCGCTTGAAACGACACCACGTCGCCGAAGAAAGTGGCACTGGGAGCAATTGAGCCTTGATGCTCTGCCTGCTTCTGAAGATGATCTGCCACGTATTTCTGGTGTTGTCGGCCTTTCTGTTTCTGCCCGTACTCACTTTTCTCGTGGCTACAACGGGTATGACTTCCGGGCGGTTGAGTTGTCTCAATCTAAGTCTGGCAACGCTATCCTGTCTTCACATTCTGGTGCTCGCGTTGGCGATGTACCGACGAAGTGGAGCTTTGGCACAACGCATGAGTTCCAAAAGGTTCTCACTGATGCTGAAAAGCAGGAAGTTGGCGTTTTTGTTGATACCTCTTCCGGTGGAGTGAGTTGGGAAGAACTCGCAGCTCCATGGGATGAAATCCAAACACCATGGGCAGATCTGGGTATTGGCGCGAAGTTGCGCGTCATGGCTCGGCAGACTGCGGGTTTGGGTGGCTATATGGGATTTTATCGCGCTGATGGTTCGCTAATCGGCGCACGGCGCTTCAAAGTTCTGCATCAAGTCGCGCCAGGTACGACCTACAAGGTTGGCTCCGAGCAGATTGCTCCGAGCGATCAGGGGCAGCGTGTTTATGTGGAAGCGCTCACGGGCTTTGGAGACGGTGCAGATGAAGAATGCGCCTCTTGTGCTCTTTTGCTTGGAGCTACACCGAAACCGCACTTGCCTCGAGGAAAGCTTTGGCTTCTTCCTGATCAGATTGAAACGCCGTTCGCGGCAGTTGCAGAGCAAGCACTTATGACAGACTTGCGGCTCACCAAACGCACGCGCGTAAAAGTTCTTTTGAGCTTCGCATAAGGATTTCCCGAAATGGATTTTAAGCACCCACTTGTGCCGGATGCGTATACACGTACGCCTGTACGACTAAATGACTCTGAAGTTGTCTTCCCGGAAGAACGCTTCCTGACTGGCGCAGACCTGAATGATGGTTTTGGTATTGCCCGCCGCCAGTCTGAGCGTATCGGCAACACTGTTTCGCGAGATGGTGACCGCAAATCTGGCGCGTCCATCGAAGTGGACCAGGAGAACAATCGCCTGCTTCTTGGTGAAGGTACGGTTTATGCCGCAGGTGACGTGCGTCCAGTTGATAGTGCCGTACTTGAAAACGTTAACCTGGACGGCGATCTTGTTGTTGGTGTTCGACTGATCTCAACTGTGATTACGCCAGAAGATGATCCGACGCTGACAGGTCTCAAACCTGGCTCTGAAGCTGAAGGTGAAAAAGGTGCTGTTCGGATCGCAAAACGCCTTGTTTGGGGTTACGCTGGTGATGGCGCCGATGGTGAACTCTATCCGGTTTACAATCTGGTCAACGGTACTCCTCTGGACCAGACGCCTCCTGCTGAGATGAGCGAAGTTGCTCAGGTCGTGGGTGCTTTTGATGTAGGCGCGAACGGCAACTACATTGCTGATGGCTGTCGTGTGACCGCGATTGGTAAAGATGCCGGAGAGCTGATTTTCTCCATTGCAGCTGGTACTGGCAACATCAATGGTTTCCGCCGTCCACGCGAACATGCGCTGCGCCTCGAAGTTATGGAAGAGTGGGACTCATTCCAGATTGATGGCGAGCAACACACCTATACAGTTGAGCCAAATGAGCAGCAGGAACTGAAGCTGCACTATGGCCCGATTGATGAGTTGGTGAACATCCAGCTTGAAAAAGAGATTACAGAAGACGTTGTGCGCGGTCAGATCCTCAATGGTTCTGATGCGCTGCAAAATGACAGTCTGAAAGAAATTGTGCAGATCAAACAAGGTGGCACTACCTTTGTGAAGGGCACTGACTATCAGCTGACTGCTGATAAAGTCGATTGGTCCCTCGCAGGTAACGAGCCTGCTGTTGGGTCCAGCTACACCGTGAAGTATCGCTATCGTGATGCTGTTGAGCCGATCACACAGACCGCTCATGAGATCACTTTGACCGGTGGCCGCAAGGGCGGTGAAGTTGTTGTCATCTATAAGCGAAAGCTGCCTCGTGTCGATCTGATCTGTCTGGATCAGGCAGGAAGCGCCGTATACGTAAAAGGTCTTTCCTCTGCACGGCCAATTGCACCGGTTGCTCCGGTAAACCTGCTGAAATTGGCGACAGTTTACAATGACTTTGACGGTTTGCCTCGCATTGAAAACGATGGCACTCGCAAGATCACCTATGACAAGCTCTGGGAAGTCATCCGACTGCTGAATGGAACGCGAGATCTGACGGCATTGAACCGCCTTCAGCTCGACATTCACGACAAGGAACCGGCAGCAAAGCGCGGTATCTACGTTGATCCATTCGTTGATGATCGCTGGCGTGATCAGGGAGAGTTGCAGAATGCGGCAACTCGCAATGGCATGCTGTCTCTGCCTCTGGAAGTCACCATTCACGACCTGAAGAACACAGGCGTGGAGATGCTTCCATACCAGATCGAAAATGTGATCAATCAGCCGCTGAGCACCACATGTAAGCTGGTCAACCGATTTGCAAACCATGAGCCGTTCCCAGCGCGCATGACTCTGGATCCTGCTCAAGACTTCTGGACAGATGTGCAGGAAGCCTGGGAGTCTGATGTAACTCACCGTGTGTTTGGTCCTCAAGCCTCCTCCACGAATGAGCAGCAAGTTGTCGGAACTTCTCAGGAAAATGCTGAGTTCCTTCGGGCCGTTGATATCATTGTTAACCTGGAAGGCTTTGGTGGCGGTGAGATCCTCGATCGGATCCTGTTCGATAACGTGGATATGACACCAGCCCAGAAACTATCTGCTGATGATGACGGCAATCTTACATTGACCCTCAACATTCCGGCGAAAAAACACGCCGCCGGTGAAAAGCTGATTGAGGCGTTTGGTGTTGGCGGTTCTGAGGCATTTGCTCGCTTCGTAGGCGAGGGAACAGTTACAACGCAAACAATGCAGCGCGTGACGACCCTTGTTGTTGTTCCACCACCACCTCCTCCTCCGCAGGTGATTACAGTTACACGTTGGCGCACGCGGAACCGAGATCCACGAGGCCAGACCTTCAGCCTGCCTGCAGGTAACAGGCACGTGGCTCAGGTACAGCTGCAGTTCTGTAAAATTGGTAATCCTAAAGTGCCTGTTGTTGTGGAACTTCGTGCAACCAATGGTGCTGGCTACCCGACTGATGAGATTATCGCTCAGGCAGTTGTCGATATGTCTAAGGTTGAGCTGAACAAGTTCACTGCGTGTCCGTTCCCGTCTCTGCCGTATCTTCTTTCCACCCGGGAGTATGCATTTATCGCGATCACTCCTGATAATGAACACTCCATCTCGGCTGCTGTTCTGGGTGAGTTTGATGAGAAGAACCAGAGCTTCCTTGGTGTGAACCCATACACTGTGGGCACTGAGATCGAGAGTTCAAACAACTCGACCTACATCCCGGTACATGGCTCTGACCTGACCAGTGCAGTTGATGCAGCCAAGTTTACGCAAACCACCAAGCGTGTGGAGCTGGGTGAAATTGAACTCGATCGCTGTTCTGACTTGATGATTGCAGCCGCTGTTGATGCTCCTGAGAGTGGCTGTTCGGTGACCTTTGAAATTACACGCGCCGACGGTACCAAGATCCAGACAGCTGCTTATGATGGTGTTCAGTTTGATGACTGGGTGAAGGAAAAAGTCAGCATTGCTGCGATCCTGCAAGGTACTGAAACTGCCAGCCCACGCCTGTTCCCTGGTGTACAGGTTCGTGCAGGTAAACTTGCTTCCAGCGCGGATTATGTAGGACGTTTGTTCAAGACAGGTAACGCAAGTCGTTTCCCTGTTCGTGTTAAACGCACTCTGCCGAATGGCGCTACAGCAAAGATCTTCTTGAAAAATAGCTCCGGCACCTTCGTTGAAGCTCCATACAAAACGGGCGAAGTTTTGGATGAAGCTGGCACTGTAGATGCCACTTATGAGCTGAGCCAGAACCTTGGAAGCCATACTGCGGTGAAAATCACAGTTACAGGTAATCCAAGTGCTCGTCCTATTCTGGAAGACCTGCGCGCAGTCGCGACGATCTAGGAGATCTGATCGATGGCCGTCACGCCTAATCTTAACCTGCCTCTGCTCGATAGCGGAGAGAAGGTCTCTGAAGATCATCTCAAGATCAACCAGTTTGTCGAAGCTCTGGACACGCGTTTGGGGAACTTTGCGACAACAATGGCTGGGCTTGCGACTGCAGGGCATTCTCATGAAATGGCAAAGATCAACGGTCTTGCAGAGGCTCTCGAGCTACTTGCTGCCAAAGATCACAGTCATACGCTGGATGAGCTGGCTGATGTTGAAGTTGAAGGCGCATCTGACGGCAAGATCTTACAAAAGATCGCCGGAAAATGGGGTCTCGGAGATCGTGGTTACACTGCCTCCGAGATCAACAATATCGTTGCTGGGCTAGCAGCAAGTGACCATCAACATACCATTACGGATGTAACTGGTCTTTCAGCTCAACTTGCCAATATTGCTACAGAACTTGCCGGAAAAGCTGGTTCCGCGGCAGTCTCGCAAGCCTTGAGTGAAAAAGCTGCCAAGAGTGAGGCACTCCTGCTGACAAAAGCTAGGGTGACTGATGATGGCCGCTTTGAGATCAATAAGGGGACAGTAGAGAGCCCTAACTGGGTCGAGTACAGAAGCGGCGGCGGACTACCTGTTGGGCATGTCAGTTGGTGCTTCTTTTCTAGGCCTCTGCCGGGACACATCTTTCTCGAGAACCAAATCATCTCGAAAGCGATGTATCCGGAACTGTATGCATGGGCTTTGCCTGATGCTGTCCCAGCTGCTACCCGAAAAGCAGGGCAGTGGGCCAAAATCGACGGCAAAGATGAGCTGAGAGCCCCTGATACTGAAGGCTATTTCCTTCGAAGCCTTGAAGCTGGGCGTGAGATTGGCTCTGCGCAAGAGGATGCTTTTAAACAGCACTCACATGCTCAAAAAGTTAATGGCTACGACTACGATACTCATAGCACTGCTTCACATCCGCATGCATCTGGTACGACGTATTCAATGCCAGCCAGGTGGTCAACTGCACGAACAAGTGAAGAAGGTGCGGATGAAACGAGGCCACGAAATTTAGCTTATAAGCTTCAGATCAAGGCGTTTGACATCATTAGTGATCCTGCCTTGGTTCAGGCAGCTTCTGTTGTCTCAAAAGTTGATGAATTGATTGCTGAGGTTAGTGCCCTTAAGGCATCCCAATCAGGAATTGGGCAGCAGTGGCATGATGTCAAAGCTCAACGGAGTGTTGGAACGGTTTACAGCAACCCCACAATGCGGCCAATGGGTGTTTACGTTAGTGGAATAAAGACTTCTTGGGGACATCTGGAGGTCTCAGATAATGGGACAAACTGGATAATTGTAGGTGAAATTAGCGGAGCTTACCAAGCGCAAATGTTCACGGAAGTACCTCCCAATCATTTCTATAGGGTCACTGGCGGAATCATTAACTATTGGGCGGAGCGCAGGTAATGGAGAAAGGCTACTTCCATAAAGACCGTGGTTACTGGCAAACGATGGGTGATGTCCCATTGGACCGCATCCAGCCTCTGCCAGAGGGGACTGTTGAAGTTCCTCTTAAGCCCGGACCAGATTACATCTGGAATTCTGAGAACATGGAGTGGGTGAAGCTTCCTTTACCTGCACCAACTGTACAGGATGTCAAAGAAGAGTGCCTTCGTCGACGAAAGCGACTGGTTGGTCTGAGCGATGATGATCCGGTCTCTCAGTTGGATTATATTCGCCAGAACAATCTTGAAGAAGAACTTGGGTTGCTTACCATTCAACGAGAGCGTGAATGGATGACAGAAGAGACTATCCGTTTCCAGCAACTCGGGGAACTTCGCGCAAGGCTAAAAGCCGTTAGTGTGCGGTCTAATGAGATTCAGGCGTACCTCATTCTAATGGAAGAGCAGGTTCACTCGCTGGACATAGCTGATGATGTGCTTTGGGATCCTTCAAAGACATTAGCTTCGGTTCTGGCAGAACCAACCTGATCAGCAATCAAAACAAACAGTTTTTTCTACCCGCACGGCTGAACCGGAGCGGTCTTTTAAAGTTTCCTGATGCTAGAGGCCTGTTTTCAAATCCATTGGTGTTTTGAGGACTTCTCTCGTTCAGCTGGGATTATCATGGGGATTTGATAGATGGCTGTGACGCCTAATCTAAGCTTACCGTTGCTCGACAGTGGAGAAAAAGTTTCTGAAGATCATTTGAAGATCAATCAGTTTGTTGAAGCGTTAGATACGCGATTTGGTGAAGTCCTCGCTACGATTGCCGGGCTTTCAGAGGTTGGTCATTCGCATGAAATGGCGAAGGTCAACGGACTCTCGGATGCTTTGGACCTGCTTGCTTCCAAGGATCATGGACACAAGCTGGACGATCTGACCGATGTGGATGTTGAAGATGCACCTGATGGTAAGATCCTGCAGAAAATTGCCGGAAAATGGGGGCTCGGAGACCGAAGCTACTCCGTTCCTGAGATCAACAATATCGTTGCCGAACTAGCCAGTGATGACCACAAACACCCAATTGCAGATGTTGACGGACTTGCAGATAAGCTAGCCAAGTTTGCCGATGTGACCAAGAACGCGAAGTTCAATCATGATCTGTCTGTTGGGGGAGATATCTATCTGAACAATAATGCTCTTATTACTGGTGATAGTAATGGTGAGTTTAGTGACCGATCCGGCAACAATATTGATCATATTCATCATGATGATAGTGGCAAAGGTTGGCATTTTGTTTCTGACAATACTTACAAAAGTCAAGGTAATTCCAAGCTGCATGCTGGGCAGGTAAATCTCTTTCGCAATGATCTGACGACTAATGGTGCTCAGTACATGCTGAGAGTACGAAATCATTCGTATGGACAGGAAAATTTGACTGCAAACCGCAGTAATTCGGGCATCTCAGTCGAAAATTATGTCCATGCTCCACTGAATGGTTCAAAAGATAATGGACGACGGTTCTATAGTGTAGGAGCTCGTTTCAATGCTTATCTCGTGTCCCAGACTGGATATCTCTACGAAGTTCAAGGATCTGCTTCGCATGGTGCTCATCAAGGGAAGAGCGATCTTCGTTACCTTTCCGGAGCTTCAGGAATTGCGAGTACTTCTCAAGACGCTGAGGGCACAGTTGAACAAGTTTGGGCTGGGCGATCAATTGCGACCCTGGAAGGCGCTATCAGTAAGAATGTGACTGGCCATGAGATCCGCGTAAATCCAAATCATGCGAACGCAACTGTTGAGTACGCTCGCGGGTTACGACTAGCTATGGACTATGACGCTGGCACTGTGACGGAAGACCCTATCGCCATTTTTATGAACTATGATGGGAACTGGAGCGGCAAAAAGAAGATTGGTATCTACCAAAACGAAGTTCAGGAAAACCATCTGACAGGGACGACCTTTCTTGCCGGCCGGGAAGCTGCTGTAAAGCCATTTGTCAGCGCACCACAGTCTTATAACTCAGGCTCGACCAGTGCCCAAAAAGCTTCTGTGTCTCATGGGTTTGGACAGGTACCTATCCGCATCGGGATGTATCTTGTTTGTACAAGCCCTTATGCAAACTACGCTGTGGGCGATATCGTTATACCTTATGAAGAATACACCAGAGAAAGTGCTCAGTTTAGTACGTTTTCCGATAGTAACGTTGTTGGTTTGGCGCACCGTGGTCAGTTCCTGATCAAAGATAAGAACACTACATCAACTCACAAAGCCCCTTCCTCTTCATTCAAAGTTATTCTGTGGGCAGAGAAATAAGTAATTTAAGAGCTGATCTGACAGAATTATTTCGCTCTATTAGTGTTCTTGATAGTTCTTCTTTTAGCTCAGCTATGATTACCTAGGAGATTGGATTATGGCTGTTACGCCCAATCTGAACTTACCGCTGCTCGACAGTGAAGAAAAAGTCTCTGAAGATCATTTAAAGATCAATCAGTTTGTCGAAGCGCTGGATGCACGTTTAGGTGAATTTGCTACAACAGTGGCCGGGCTTGCGACTGCTGGTCACTCGCATGAAATGTCTAAGGTTCAGGGCTTGGCCAAGGCTCTGGACTTGCTTGCTTCAAAAGACCACCGCCATAAGCTCAATGACCTTGTGGATGTAGAGGTAGAGGATGCACCAGACGGTAAGGTCCTGCAAAAAATTGCTGGAAAATGGGGGCTTGGTGATCGTGGATATTCTGTTCCTGAGATTAACGGTATCGTTAATGAACTTGCCAATACAACCCAAGATGTGAAGTTCAAAAAAGGGATTTCAGTTGGGAACGATGTTTATCTCAACAACAAAGCGATCATTGCCACTGATGCCGATGGTGAATTTACGGATCGTTCTGGCATCAATATCGATCATATCTATCATAATGACACTGATAATGCCTGGCATTTTGTATCGGACGATAGCTATAGAGCGCTAGGGAATTCAAAGCTTGTTGCCGGCCGGATTGATTTGCTCAATACAGTTGCAACCATGGCGCCTTCGGACCACTGGTTAGCTCGAATTAGAGCGACGTCAACAAATACAGAAAACATTCCTACAAATAGACAGTTTAACTGTCTTAATATTGAGAATAGGCAGCTTGCTCCTGCGAATGGGTCCAATGATGCTGGATCGCGGTTCTTTAAGCGTGGTGGTTATTTAGCAGCCTTTGCTGATGGCGCTTCTCCAGGCATCACTTATGAAATGAGCGGCTCACACTCAGTGGCACGACAGCGTGGTGATTCCGATATTCGATACCTCTATGGACAGTTTATGCAGGGAGGGAGCGATAGAAACTCTACAGGTAATGTCGATTCCCTATACGGATTTCGATCACATTCATACGTAGATGGACAAGGCCAAGTTGGCGTACTTTATGGCGGACATATCTCTGTTAACCCCAACCACGCAGATGCCGACGTTACGTATGCTCGCGGCCTATTGATCCATATGGATTATGATGGTGGTACTGTCGAAAATGATCCAATTGCACTTTACCAGAATTTTGACGGAGCCTGGAGCGGCAAAAAGAAGATTGGTATCTACCAAAACGAAGTTCAGGAAAACCACCTGACGGGTAAAACCTACATCAATGGTAATGAAGTCTTACACAAAGGGAACGCTCCAAAAGGGAAAGTTCCTGGAGAGTTCTTTTATGTAGCTGGCCCAACAGCACCGGCCGGTAGCCTCATAGCAAATGGGGCGGTGTTCGACCCTCAGGTGTACCCAGAACTCTATGCCGCTATCGGGACTACCTATGGTGGGACTGCATCAGCTCCACGCCTTCCTGATGGGCGTGGTGTAGTCGCACGTGGTTTGGATTTGGGGCGTGGTCTAGATTCAGGACGACAACTCGGTACTTATCAAGAAGATGCAATCCCTAATATAACAGGACAGTTTTCAGTTGCTGGCAATACTGGACCGATTGCCTTTCCTGCGGGGCAATCAAATGCAGGGCATGTTTCCGGGGCCTTTAAACGTGGGCGTTCTTATTCTGCTATCGTCAGAAATACAGGCGGCACCTCTTACGGTGCGGAGCTTGATGCATCACTTGTCACGCGGACGACATCTGGCCCCAATGCTGAAGCTCGTATGAAGAACATCGCCTTAACCCCTTGCATCCAGTACTGAGACTACAAATGACCGGTTATAAGACTGTATATTTCACTGATGATAGTGGTGTTTATGTAGGGGCTGGACTTGCTCAGGAAAGCCCGCGGCAACCTGGTAAATGGATGTTGCCGCAAGGGGCTGTATTAGATGCTCCACCTGAAATCCCATCTGGTATGGCAGCACTTCGCAAAGACGAGACATGGTGCCTGGTTCCTGATAACCGAGGTGAAATCTGGTTTGATAAGGATGGTAATGAGGTCGAGATCCAAGAGGTTGGTGACCCTTTCGAAAAGAATTTAACACGTGAGTCGGCCTCGCTTGTTAAAGAGCCAGATAAGCAAAGCGTTCGGGATTATGCTGAGTTTTTGATCGAACAAGGAACGCTGATCAATGGCGTTATGTTTCGGACAAATGCTGAATCTGTAAACCGCTTGCGCGAAATGTTGGATGCATACGACGCAGGTTTGCCAGAAGCGTTGAACTTTCAGGCACTTACTGCAAACGGTGAGATGCTTGAGCTTGATACGCGTGAAAAGGTGGTAGGCCTTTATCATGCTGCAATCCGGTATCGGGCAGGGATTGTGACCCGGTCTGCAGAAATCCAGAAACTGGCTTCAATCCCTGATCCTGAGCAAACGGCTCTATGGGATTTGTCAAAGCCGCTTGAAAATATTTTAGATGATTTGCAAATCTAAGGCTTCTTAAAAACTGAAGCCTCACCTGCCCGCACGGCTTTGCCGGAGCGGGTTTTTTGCTGAACTTTGCGAAGAGATGACGCCTCGAACTTTGGTTTCTTGACGGCGTTTCTCTTCTAGTTGTGACTATCCAGGAGATTGGATTATGGCTGTTACGCCCAATCTGAACTTACCGCTGCTCGACAGTGAAGAAAAAGTCTCTGAAGATCATTTAAAGATCAATCAGTTTGTCGAGGCATTGGATGCACGTTTAGGTGAGTTTGCCACAACAGTGGCCGGGCTTGCGACTGCTGGTCACTCGCATGATATGGCAAAGATCTCCGGTCTTGCAGATGCTTTAGAACTGCTGGCAGCGAGAGACCACAGCCATAAACTTGATGAGCTGGCGGATGTGGATGTTACGGAAGCTCCAGATGGCAAGATCTTGCAAAAAATTGCTGGCAAATGGGGGCTTGGAGAGCGGAGTTATTCGGTTTCTGAGATCAATAGTCTCTTCCAGACGCAAAAGCATCCTTTAAGCGATATTGTTGGACTTGAAGACCTCCTCGCGAAGTTTGCTAATACCACCAAGAACACAAAATTTGAGAAGGGTCTCTCTGTTACGAATGGAGACCTCTATCTCAATAACAAGTCGATCATCGCCAATGATGAGAATGGTGAATTTGCGGAGCGAACTGGCAGCAATATCGACTCTATCCGGCATGATGATGCGGCCAATGCCTGGCATTTCATCTCTGATGGTAGGATCAATGAACGCGGAAATGCCAATCTTCTCGCCAGACGCGTGGATCTGATCGATGACAACATAAATCTGACTTCATCGCATCAGTGGCTTAATCGGGCGCTTTGTCTGTCGAAGCACACTCACGCAATTGACGAAAATCGTTCAAGCTCCGTTTCCCTTTTCGAGAACAGGCAATACCCGCCGAGTAATGCGGATGCTGAGAAGAGGTTTTACAAACGCGGCCTTTTTGCGATCGCCGATGAAGAAGCTCCGGCTGGATCAGGTCTGACTTATGAACTGAAGGGCGTTGAGGGACTGGCTCGTCTGAAGGGGGGAGCATCTGTCCACGCGATGATCGGCGGAACATCTTACAGTGGAACGTACGAAGACAGTACAGGATCAGTTGAGTATCTTTATGGTCACCGTGCTGGTGCATGGGTGAATGGAAGCGGTCGTGTCGAGAACTTGCGCGGTGTTTACACGTCAGTTAATCCAAATCATGATCAGGCAATTATCAAGAATGTTCTCGGTACAGCCATTCATATGGACTATGACGGTGGTACGATTGAAACAAAGCCAATCGCACTTCACATAAACTTTGATGGTGACTGGGATGGCCAGGAACGCATCGGGATTGCACAATATCAAGTCCAGTCAAATTATTTGACAGGCAAAACCTATATTGAAGGTCAAGAGGTTCTTCATGAGGGGAACTCTGAGGCCGCCATCTCTAAGATTGCTTTTACAACCCCTCGAAAAATCTCTCGAGTTTATCGCTCTGCGCAAGATATCACTTTAGATTTAGAGGCGGACAGCAACTATGAAGTTTGGGTCATTGGCGGCGGCGGCGGCAATGAAACAGACCGGTCTGGTCAAGGAGGAGCTGGGGGTGTCTCTACCATTTATCTTGATCGGGATACTTACAAAGGAAAGACATTTTCTGCGATCGTAGGAGCTGGCGGGAATTCTTCATCCTCAAGTAGCTCTGTTCACGGAGGTGGCGCCTCATCTTTTGTGGGCCATGGCGTGAATGTACAGGCTACAGGAGGAGGTGAAGGGCACGGAAGTAACGCGTACAGTGGGGAAGGGACTGGTGGGCATGTTAATGTTCCCCGCTCACGCCGCTTCAATAATGGTGGGACACCAAGCTCTTCTTATGGTCAAGCAGGATTATCTGGAGACGGTCAAGCAGGAGCAATTGTTGTGAACTATTACTACAATCGATATGCCCCACCTACCCCAGCTGAAAACTACTACCAAGTGCCTTGATTAAGAGAGAGCAATGCCAAATTTTGAAATTAAGGACATCAACGGCGTAGTTGTAAACCGCGTTGTTGCTGAAGTTTTAGAAGATATCTCGCTTCAAGAAGGGCAAACAGCAGCATTAATGCGTCCTATGTTTGAGCGTAATGATGTTGCGTCAGAAGCAGAGCGGCGCATTGATGCTGGAACGCAGATAAATGACATTCAGTTTTGCTGTGATGACAAAAGCCTTCGTCGGTTAACTGCGCTTTTGCGAAGCTTCGAGCGCGGAGTTATTGGGCCGGAAGGAAAGACCTACGAAACCAAGGCGGGTACTTCAATCACGTTCAGGTCTAAAGAGGATGTTGAACTTATACTGAATGTCGCCGAAGATTTTGAGTCTGCGATGCTCGAACGGTCAGCCCAGATCCAACGGCTTTCTGCGATCCCTGATCCGTCTCAAGATTTTCTCTGGAACTGCTCGCAATCGCTATCAGAGCTTTTGTCAGCAACTGATTAAGTTGCTGACAAATAATTAAGAACGTATCCGCCCGCACGGCTTTGCCGGAGCGGGTTTTTTTCTGAGTTGATTTCGCCTCGATCCTTGGTTTCTTGACGGCGTTTCTCATCCAGTTGTGACTATCCAGGAGATTGGATTATGGCTGTTACGCCCAATCTGAACTTACCGCTGCTCGACAGTGAAGAAAAAATCTCTGAAGATCATTTAAAGATCAATCAGTTTGTCGAGGCATTGGATGCACGTTTAGGTGAGTTTGCCACAACAGTAGCAGGTCTTTCGACAGTCGGTCATTCTCATGATATCGCGAAGATCACTGGATTGCCGGAAGCTTTAGAACTGATGGCCACCAGTGATCACAGCCATAATCTTGATGATCTGGCGGACGTAAATGTCAAAGACGCGCCTGATGGCAAGATCTTGCAAAAGGTAGCTGGGAAATGGGGGCTAGGGGATCGCAGTTACTCTGTACCTGAAGTCAATGCTCTGTTGGAAGAGCAGATCGCTCAAACGGCCAAGTTCGCTGATACGACACAGAATGCCAAATTCAGTCATGGTGTTTCCATTTCAGGTGATTTCTACCTCAACAATAAGGCGATCATTTCGAATGATAGCCAGGGTGAGTTTAATGATAGATCAGGCGAAAACATCGACCATATCTATCATGATGACAGTAGCAATGGTTGGCACTTTGTTTCTGACAATACTTATAAAAGCCAGGGGAATTCCAAGCTTCATGCTGGGCAGGTAGATCTCTTTCGCAATGATCTGACGACTAATGGTACTCAGTATATGCTGAGAGTGCGAAACCATTCAAAAGGGCAGGAGAATCTGACTGCGAACCGGAGTAATACAGGGCTCTATGCTGAGAACTATGTCTATGCTCCGTTGAATGGATCTAGAGACGAAGGCCGACGGTTTTACAATGTTGGAGCTCGCTTTAATGCCTATGTCATGTCAGAGACCGGATATACATATGAGGTGATGGGTTCGCATTCACTGGCATCTCACCGTGGAAAAGGAAATCTTCGCTATCTTGCTGGTTTAGCAGGAACAGCAACGACCACGAAAGATACAGAGGGTGAAGTTGAACATGTCTGGGGAGGTCGTTCTCGTGCGATCTTAGAGGGTGCGACCTGCCTGAGTGTGACAGGTCATGAGATTCACGTTAACCCAAACCATACAAATGCGACAGTTGGTTACGCTCGTGGTCTACGGCTGTCTATGGATTATGATGCCGGCACAGTCACGCAGGATCCCATTGCCTTCTATATGAACTATGACGGTTCGTGGAGCGGCAAAAGGAAGGTTGGTATTTACCAGAATGAGGTTGATGAAAACCGCTTCTCGGGGACAACCTACTTTGCAGGTCATGAAGCTGTACACGCAGGAAACTTGGCTGAAAAAGCTGAAGACGCCAATATTGTTGGGGTGAAATTAGGCCCCATTCAATATGGAAGTTATCAATCATGGAGCAGTGACTACGCCCGAAATCTGTTTCACGCGATCGAGGCTGCTCCTTCAAATAGCGTCATTGTTGGAGCATCCCGTACCAATGAAAAAAGTGTTCGGATACATTACAGGCTAATTCAATGACATACTTTCTATTTTGGGAATGTGATAACTCTTACAACTGCCATTCCGATGAGCCGTTCCCTGATTTCATGAAGCATGACGGCTTGTATGAAGTTCAGGTTGATGTAGATGCAGAGTTACTTCGCCATGTTCCGGATCTGTTTTATGTCCCTGAAAATGAAATGGTTGTTACCCTGGAAGATCATATTACTCCTGTAAGTGAGGGCGACGTGAAAGAAGAGTGTCTTCGACGTCGCAAGCTTTTGGTCGGCTTGAGTGCCGATGATCCAGCTTCTCAGTTGGATTTTATGCGGCAAAACAGCATTGAAGAAGAAATGGAGCTCTCGGATCTTCGACGCGATCGGGAATGGAATGAAGAAGAAGCTGCAAGATACAAACAGCTTCGCGATGTTCGAGCGGAACTTAAAGCAATTAGTGCGCGCTCTAATGAGATACAGGCTCAACTTAACGAGTTGCTTGCTCGAAAACCTGCTTTGGATATTACCTCTGACGAACTCTGGGATTTGGCCAAAACCCTGCCAGAAGCTCTAGCTGAGCTGACTTAATACACTACGTTTCAATTGTGAAACCTCGTAGACCCGCACAGCAAAGCTGGAGCGGGATTTTTTGTAGAATTTTCCTGAGGCAAGAAAGCATGGCCTAGAGACCATGTTTGTTGTCTTGATTTTTCTCGCTCAGCAGCGATTACCGAGGAGATTTGATAGATGGCTGTTACGCCCAATTTGAATTTGCCGCTGCTCGACAGCGAAGAAAAAGTCTCTGAAGATCATTTGAAGATCAACCAGTTCGTCGAAGCTTTAGATACACGCTTAGGCGAAGTTCTCGCGACAATCGAAGGGCTTGCGGAAGTTGACCATGCGCACGAGATGGCGAAGGTCAATGGGCTTGCAGAAGCTTTGGAACTGCTCGCTCGCATTGATCACAGTCATAAGCTTCATGAGTTGGCCGATGTAGATGTTGAAGATGCCCCCGATGGGAAGATCCTGCAGAAAATTGCAGGTAAGTGGGGGCTGGGCGACCGGGGGTATTCTGTCCCAGAGATCAACAATATTGTTGCTGAGCTGGCCAGTGATGACCACAAACACCCAATTGCAGATGTTGATGGACTTGCTGATAAACTAGCCAAGTTTGCCGATGCGACCAAAAACGCGAAGTTCAATCAAGCTCTGTCGGTTGGGGGCGATGTCTATCTCAACAACAAAGCGATCATATCCAACGATAGTGATGGAGAGTTTGCGGATAGATCTGGTGAAAACATAGATCATGTCTACCATAATGACAGTGAGAATTCTTGGCACTTTGTATCTGATGACAGCTATCGTGCAGCTGGCAACTCAATACTTAGGGCCGGCAAAGTAGACCTCTTCAGGGATGACATTACGACAAACGGTACCAATCACATGGTTCGTGTTCGTAATCACTCTGCTGGACAAGAAGATCTAACAGGTAACCGATCCCACAACGGTGTTTATGTAGAGAACTATCCCCGGGCTCCCAGGAACGGAAGTACCGAGGATGGTAAGCGTATGTATAGCGTTGCCGGTCGGTTTTATGCCTATAATTACTCAGAAGAGGGTTTTCTTTATGAACTTTCAGGAGGGCTAAGTGTTGGTTCTCATCGGGGGAAAACAGATCTACGATATCTACTGGGGCATCAAGGAATAGCCACGACTTCTGCTACGAGTGAAGGTAACATTGAATATGTCTGGGCTGGTCGTAGTAAGACCGTACTAGATGGCTCGCACGTTCAAACTGCTGTTGGGCATGAGGCTATCGTTAATCCAAATCATGCAAATGCAAGTGTCGATACCGCCGTTGGTGTTTCTATCCGAATGGACCATGATGCCGGAACAGTGACTAAAAATCCCGTGGCGCTTTATATGAATTACGATGGTGCTTGGGATGGCCGAGAGCGTATTGGTATTCAGCAATGGGATGTTGCTTCAAACTATCTCACCGGCAAAACCCACATTGATGGCCATGAGGTCGTTCATGAAGGTAACATTGAGGGCAAATTAGAAATTACTGGCCTAAGTAATGGTCCATTAAAAATAACTGTAAAGAGTAGCGGCACTTGGACAAAGCACCCTGACTCGAAGAAAGCGGTTGTATTCCTTACTACTACCGGAAAAAGTTCTTCATCTGGTGGACGGGTGTCAGGATATTCGGGTGGAACCGCCGTGAAAATATTTGATTTACGGGATGGGCCGAGTACAGGACAAGTTGCAATTGGTAGCTCATATACTTCAACATCTACCTTTAAATACAATGGCCACACATTAAGCATGAAAGGAACGAATACAGCTTCCGGACATGATGCTGTTTTTGCGACGTCAGCTGGCCAGGGAAGTGATGGGAATGGCGGTGATGCTACTCCTCCAGCTAGTTTTTGGGGTACTGGTTCAATGGGGGCTGCCCGCTCTGGTGGTGTTGTGATTTGGGAGTATTGATATGCCTGATTATGATATTTTAAATACGAAAACTGGCGAAGTAGAAAACACCATCATTTATGATGGTGAAACGCATTGGCTAGATGAGAATTATGGGAAAGGTAATTGGCGCTTATGTTCTAACATTAAGCGTTCAATTGATATGAATGATGTCTCCAGAGAAGCTGAGCATCGTATTCAGGTTGGAACTCAGATCAATGGCAGTGTGTTCAAAACAGATTCTGAGTCGATAAACCGGCTGCGGCAGATACTTGATGTTTATAGTGAGCCCGCAGAAGCGTTGTCTTCGATAAAGGTAGTAACTGCGGCAGGTGAACTACTTGAGTTTGATACTCGTGAGATGGTTGAAGACTACTACCTTGCTGCCATCAAGTATCGCGCCGGGATTTTGACCCGATCAGCAGAACTTCAACAGTTGGACTTAATTCCTGATCCGTCACAGGACATCCTTTGGGATCTAACAAAGTCTCTGAAAGAAGCCTTAGCAGAGTTGACGTAAATAACCTTCTTTAAGTTGAGACATTTTGATCCGCACGACTTTGTCGCTGCGGTTTTTTTGTAGAATTTTCTGATGCAAGAACCCTTGCTCGGCAGCGACGAAACAGGAGATTTAGACGATGGCTGTTACGCCTAATTTGAATTTGCCGCTGCTCGACAGCGAAGAAAAAGTTTCAGAAGACCATCTGAAAATCAATCAGTTTGTCGAAGCACTTGATACGCGTTTAGGTGAATTTGCTACAACAATGGCAGGTCTTGCCACTGCTGGTCATACGCACGGTATGGCAAAGATTGACGGCCTGGCAGAAGCTTTAGAACTGCTTGCTGCGAAAGATCACGGCCACAAACTTGAAGACCTGTCTGATGTAGAAGTGAGGAATGCACCTGACGGTAAGGTGCTGCAAAGGGCTGCTGGAAAGTGGGGACTTGGTGAACGAAGCTATTCAATCACTGAGATCAATACACTTCTGGCCCACCACAAGCATACTCTTGATCATATTGAGGGTCTTTCCGAACAACTGGCCAAATTGGCAGACACAACGAAAGATACAAAATTCAATAAAGGTCTCTCAGTTTGGGGTGATGTTTACCTAAAGAACAACGCTCTGATTACGAGTGATTCTGAAGGGGACTTTGCTGATCGATCCGGTACTAATATTGATCACATATGGCATGATGACGCGAACAATGCGTGGAACTTCAACTCAGATTCTCCCTATAAAGTGCGAGGGAATGCGAAGCTGAGTGCCGGCCAGCTGGATCTTTACACAAGCAGTACTTCAACGAATAAAGCTCTCAGTCTGCTAAAACTGCAGAATGATTCAGCGGGTCAAGAAGACATCTCGGCTGATCGGTTTCAGGAAGCGGTTAGGATTGAGCAGTTTGTCAAAGCCCCAGCCAATGGATCTTATGATGCGGGGAACAGGTTTTATAGCTCAGGGTTGCGTTCCTATACTTACAACTACGACTCAATTGGCGATCTTCATGAGTTGATGTCTGTATATGGATACGCGAGACACTTAGGTCAAAACAATATCCGTACAGCAATTGGGGTAATGGGCAGATTTGTCACTTACGCTAATAGTGGAGGCACAGTTTCTTATGGATATGGCGGACGATCTGAGGTCGTCTTAGATGGTGCTCATACGGAAAGAGCTATTGGCCAGCATGTGCATGTTAACCCGAATAATGCTAATGCGAGCGTCGACCTTCCCTACGGTATCTATATACATATGAACCATGATGCCGGTACCGTAAATCAAGATCCAGTAGCACTCTACCAAAACTATGATGGTGATTGGGATGGCCGCAAACGCGTTGGTATTGTGCAGGAAAGTGTTCAGGAAAACCGTCTAACCGGCACTACTTTTTTAAACGGCAACGAAGCTCTTCACACAGGCAACTTTAATCAGGTTGCAACCAATGCAGGAGTGGTGACAGGTGTCCGCTTAGGCAGTGAAGGAACAAAAAACTTCACTAATGATACTGATTCTCATACTTGGTATGAGGCTCCTTCAGGGTGTGTAGTCACTGGATTGAGGGCGATGTGGGATTGGAGTGACGACACGATCGGTGGCTTCCGATATCGCGCGGTTCAAAAGAAAGTCGACGGAAAATGGTACACCGTAAGTCAAGAATAAAGCGAGGTGTAGCAATATGGAATACCTAGGATATTTCGAAGAATACAAGCCAGAAAACGCCCCGGAAAACTTGCTTAGCCTGGGTGTCGTTTTCTACCAGAATGAGCAAGATCAGGATTTTTACGAGCTGATAGAGCAATATCGCGACACCGCTTTTCCGCGTGTCTTTGTGTTGCTGTCAGGGGACTTTGTTGGTGCGGTTGTCAATGACCTTGAAACCATTGCACCCGCTGGAGCTAAAGTCTTCTTGCTTGAGGAAGATGACGAAACGCCAGAAGTTTCTTGGCGCTTTGTGAATGGAGTGTTTGTAGCGCCTTCAGCAGCAGTGGCAACTGGAAGAGACGTTTCTAACCGAGCTGAAACACTGATCAATGCAGGCACTCAGATCGAAGGCGTGCAGTTCAAAACTGATGAAGCAAGCCTTCAAAGGCTTCGCGAACTCATTGATGCCTTCAAACTGGGGCTCATCGGTTCTGACGGTAGATCTTATCACACGGCTGCAGGTGACTTGCTCACTTTCAAATCTGTCACAGAAGTCGAACAGTTTTATAGTCAAGCTCTGCTCTATCGATCTTCTATTCTGGAGCGATCTGCTGATATGCAACAGCTTGATCCTATACCTGATCCTTCAAAAGAGGCTCTTTGGGACGTGAGCAAAACTCTTTCTGAAGTGCTCAGCGAGCCCAATTAGACTGGTAAGTAATCCTGATTTAATCCACCCGCACGGTATTCCGGAGCGGGTTTTTTTACGGAGTTTTCATTGTGTTAGAAACCTTCGAGCAAATCCTGTCTGACCTTGAAGAGTCAGAGGGTGGTTTTGTCCATCGTAGCCGAAAAGCGGATCCTGGTGGTGCAACGAACCTGGGAATTACGCAGGCCACGCTGTCGGCTGCACGTGGCTATCAAGTAAGTATTGAAGACGTGAAGAACCTGGGCCTTGAAGAGGCTAACTGTATTTACAAGGCGCAATACTGGGATGCTGTCAGAGCGGATGATTTGCCGAGCGGGCTCGATTACTGCGTGTTTGATTTTGCAGTAAACTCAGGGCCTTCTAGAGCTGCGAAAACACTGCAAAAAATTCTGGGTGTCAAAGCCGACGGTTTTATCGGCCTGCAAACGTTGAATGCTGTTCAATCCTTTTCTGTGCAGGTGCTTGTAAACAAGCTGTCTGAGGCTCGCTTGGCATTCATGAAGAGATTGCGAAACTGGCAGCACAATAAGAACGGCTGGACATCGCGTGTTCGCCGCGTTCAGGAGCGCTCTCTTGAACTTGCCGATACATCTGCCACAAAGCTGGTGCCTCCGCTTAGAGCGCCTGTTACGGTCGACAAAGGCGCGAAAGCGCTTGACCAAGAAACAAAAGCGCTGAGTGTATGGCTGACCCCTGAAGGCCTTTCAAAGGCTATTCCAGCTGCTTCTGGTCTTGCAGGCATGTTAGTCGGGTCTGGTCCGCTCCAGTGGGCGCTATCACTCGTGCTTGTCGCAGGTGTTGCCTATGCTGGTTATCTGATGCTCAAGAAAGAAAGAGCTGGGTAATGTGGGGCATAGTCTGGGGTGTTGTAGGACGGCTTTTCAGTTTGCCTTCCGCAGACAAAGTGCTCGGTCGTGTTCTTGATACGATCGACAATAATAAGAACGCAGAGCTGGACGAGAAGAAGTTGTACGCTCAAGCGGTTGAACACTACATATCTCGGGTTTTCGAGCGTCGCAGTGATGCAATGGGATGGACGATTTGGTGGGTTGGGTGGTCGTTGTTCGCCTTACCCCTCGGGCTTTGGTGGTGCCACGTTCTTCTAGATACCGCTTTTTCATTCTCTTGGCAGGTTGATGACTTGCCTGACAGCGTTCGTCCTTGGGCAAATGAGGTTTTTTATTCCATCTTTGGTTCCGGGGTGGGAGGGGCAGCTTTGCAATCCATCACAGGTACAATTAAGGGACGATAATGACAGGCACCGCAGATCAAAAGCGGCTTTTAAATGTCCAAAACTTAATTTGGATATTTACCGCATTATTTTCTGCCGGAGTGAGCTGGGCGACCATGTCTGGCGACATCAAAGACAACGGCAAAGAGATTTTGAGGCTTTCAAAACAGATTAGCCAGGATCGAATGTTTCTGGAACGTCTGGAACAAGAAACAGAAGCCGACCGCTTGAAACTGGTGCGGTCCTTATCAGACATGCAAGCAGATATCCGTTACATGCGTGAAAGCATTACGCGGATTGACAAGCGCACTGAGACCCAGGCAGTGCGGAGAGAATAAGACCATTCTGTCATTCTCACTAGTGGGTACATAACTACAGATATCTAGCAGTAGATATTAACCAGCAGCTCGCCTTGTGCGAGCTTTTTTTTTGGAGATCTCAATGGCTTTAGACTTCTATCACGGCCTAGAAATCGTTGAAATTGATAGCGGCCCACGCCCTATCAAGACTGTAAAATCAAGCATTATCGGCTTGGTTGGAACCGCGCCAGACGCTGATACCACAGCGTTCCCTGAAAACACACCAGTCTTGCTTGCTGGCAGCCGAGCTGCTGCTGCACTGATTGGTAAAACAGGTACGCTGCCAAGCGCAATTGACACCATCTTTGACCAGGTTGGCGCTATGGTCGTTGTTGTGCGTGTTGCCGAAGGTGCAGACGCAGCAGCAACTCTTGCCAACGTTGTTGGTGGTGTTGATGCCACAACCGGTAAATACACCGGTGTTCACGCCCTGAAAGCTGCGCAGCCTACACTTGGTGCCAAACCAAAGATTCTGCTTGCTCCTGGGTTCACCCATCAGAAAGCAGATGCAAGCACAGCTAACCCAGTTGTGACTGAACTGATTGAAATTGCGAATAATCTTCGTGCGGTTATTCTGGCAGATGCGCCGGATGGTCCAGATGCAGATCTGGTTGCTTATCGCGAAGACTTCGATTCCAAGCGCGTTTATGTTCTGGCGCCACGCGTGCTGATCTCACGTGATGGCAAGACCGTATCTGAGCCTATGAGCTCTGCAGTTGCTGGTCTGATTGCTCGCAATGACCAGGAGCGTGGCTTCTGGTGGTCTCCATCCAACCAGACCATGAACGTCGTCGGTTTTGATGCTTCAATCGACTACGCACATGGTGGTGGTAACAGCCGTGCCAACCATCTCAACGAAAATGCCGTTAATGTTGGTATTCGCGATGTTGGTATGCGCCTTTGGGGCAACCGTACCTGTGCAGCTGACCCAATGTGGCACTTCCTGGCTGTCGTACGCGCTCATGACATGATCTTTGAAAGCGTTGAAACCGCTCATCGTTGGGCAGTGGATCGTCCGATCACCAAGACGCTGATCGAAGATATTTGTGACAGCATCAATGCTTATGGCCGTCATCTCAAGACACTTGGTGCGGTTCTGGGTCTGGAAGCATATCCGTCTCCTGATCTTGTAACCCCGCAGCAAATCCAACAGGGTCAGCTTTACGTTGATGTGAAGTGGACCCCAGTTTACCCAGCAGAACATATCATCATGCGTACCCATATCGTTGGTGATTATGTTGAGGAGCTTATCTAAATGGCAAAACTCCCACGCATTCAGCGCAATATGGCGCTCTCTATCAATGGTGTCGGTTTCGCTGGTACCTGCGAAAGCGTAACCCCACCGACCCTTACTCGTCTCACCGAGGATTTCCGGGCTGGTGGCATGGACGGCACAATCCGCATTGATATGGGCCAAGAGGCTATGGAAATGACGATTGTGGTGGCTGGTACCGATCATGGTCTTCTTGAGCATCTGGGTCTGCTGAGCCAGGGCGTTCCGATCACTCTGCGTACTGCCAATCAGGCACAGGGCAGCGGTGTTGAAGGTGTGACCTACAAAGCAACCGGTTCCTGGTCTGTATATGACATGGGCGAAATGGCTATGGGTGCCAAAAACACTACCACCATTACTGCTCAGCTCACCCACTTCGAAATTGTCGATGCGGGCGATGAAGCGCTGTTCGTAGACGTACCAAACATGATTTGTCGTCTGCGCGGTGTCGATATCTTGAAAGAGCAGCGAGACGCCCTGGGCGTTTAAGCACTCAAAAATTCTGCAGAGCGGAGGGCTACGGCCCTCCTTTTTTATTTGAAGGGCTGAGCCCTCATAAATTTGAAAGTCCGAGCTATGGAACAGGTTACCCTATCTTACCCAATCAATGTTGGTGGCACTGAGCAAACTATCATCAAACTGCGCCGCCCAAAGGTGCGCGATGTAAGAGCCGCAGAGAAGCACAGTAAAGACGGCTTCGAGCAGGTTCTGTTCCTGATCAGCAAAGTAGGCCTTCTCTCAGATGATTCAGGTCTATCTCCAGCTGACGTCGATGAAATCGATGTGATTGATATTACTAAAATTTCTGAAGTGATTGAGGGTTTTACCAAGGGCTAACGCCCTTAAGCCTGTTTGATCTGATTGAACCCATGGCAGTGGCTTATGGCTGGACGCCGGACACGATTGAAAACATGGAATTACAAGAGGCCTATACTTGGCACCATCGTGCATTAGATGTGATTAAGGCCAAGGCCCAACGGGGGTTTTAATGTCCAATGCAAGTACGACCACCGCACAGCTAGAAATAAACCTGGTGGACAACATAACCGCACCAATGAAGCAGATTAAGATCTCGATAGCTGGTCTTAAGAAAGCGGAGGCGGAGTTGGGGGCAGCTCCCGGGATTAATCGGATGAGGGAGGCTGTCCAAAATCTATCGGGAAGTTTCAAAAAACTAAAAACTAATTTCACTGGCGTCAAAGCCAGTGTGATGTCACTCGGAAAGTCAACGTTTGGCTTGGCTTCGTCCTTTGCCAAGACAGGAGACGCAGTCGCGAAACTGTCCAAGGATACTGGGCTGGGTATTCAAGAGTTTCAAGAACTGCGATATGCAGCTGAACGCTCTGATGTATCCACGAAGACCTTTAATGAGTCTATGAAGACCTTCTCTAAAGGTTTGGCTGATGCGCGAAAAGGTACTGGGCCACTATACAGTGCACTAAAAGATGCAAACCCTGAACTGTTAGAATCTGCATTAGCTGCTGAAAATACTGGTGATGCCTTGGGTCTCCTTATGGGATCTATGGGAGATATCAAGAAAGCAGATTTCAAGCCTAAGTTCCTGAAGGCCTTGTTTGGCAAAAAAGGCGGAGACATGGAGGCCTTTGCCGACTTGAAGCCTGAAGAGTTGGCTGCATTCCGTAAAGAAGCTCAGAAGCTTGGGGTTGTGTTAAGTGAGCAAGATGTCGGCAAATCTACCAAATTTGCCGATACCTTTACCCAGCTTCAAGGGGCAATTACTGGCGTTAAAAATGAAGTTGCTGCAGCGCTCTTGCCAGCATTTACTCACCTTGGTGGCAAGTTAACTGAAATTCTGGTCAACAATCGTGAAAGGATTGGAGTTTGGGCGCAGCAGTTCGGTGAAAAGTTGCCCGGCGCTATTGATAGCGCCATGAACGCTTTGACCAGTATTGGGGAAGGCTTCAAAACAGTTATTGGTCTGGTTGAAACATTCACAGGACCCTTAGATCTAGTTAGCATTGCTCTTGGAGGATTTGCTGGGATCAAGCTAGCCCCACTGATTGGCTCAATTCTGGAAGTGGGCTCTGCAATATTTCGGTTAGGTCCACTCTTTGCCCGAGCTATTTCGACAATTATAGGCGCTATGGGGCCAATTGGGTGGGCAATACTGGGTATCGGACTGGTTGTTGGCGAAATAATTGCTGAATGGGATAAGTTCAAGGCTTATTGGCAAAATGCTTGGAACGAAATTTCTGCAGCTTTTGAAGGTGGCTGGGTTCACGGTATTGCGGCTTTGCTTAGTCGCATAAATCCGCTGAAATTAATGATTGATGGAATTGATCACCTAACAAGCAAGTACCTTGGCTTTTCTCCTACGGAGATTGTAGGTGGTTGGATCACTAGTATAGAAAATCTGGCTATCTCATTTTATGAGAAAATGAAGCAGATCGGCGTCAATCTAGTCAATGGAATGATAGATGGTCTCGTTTCACTCGGTGAAAGTATAAAACAGACTGGAACTGAATTATTTCAAGGATTTGTTGATAGTATTGTCGCTTTTGTCGATACTTTAAAGACAACAGGAACAGATCTCGCAAAAAGCGTTATTGAAGGACTTTCTAGTCTAAAAGATCTTCTAAGTAATACTGTACTAGAGTTTTATGAGTCCATGAAGGGCATGGGCGCGAGTATGGTTCAAGGTATTCTTGACGGTCTCGCGGCGGCCTGGTCTGGCTTGAAGAGCTGGTTCTCGTCTTCGATAACCAAGCTAATGCCTAAAAAAGTGTTGGAATGGATCGGGTGGGAAGAAGGCTCTGGGCCAGATGAAGTGCCTGATGTTGTTGCTGGAGTAAAGGCAAAGAGCCCAACACTTAAGGCTATGGAAGATGGTGCTGCAAACTCTAATGCGCCAAATAATGATTATTCTAAGACAGAACTTAATGTCACCGTGAATGCTGGCAATGCCACTGATCCGGAGGCAATTGCTCAGTTAACCGGCAAAGCCACGACAAAAGCAGTTGCGGACGCGAAGCGCTCACGAAACTCCCAGCTTAACGATAGATAATTAATGAGGTTCTGATGCTTACGATGATGGCACTCGGACGCTTTCGGTTCGGGCTTACAACTATGGCCTACCAGACTGCGTCACGCTCTTGGAGCTTCGAACATGCGACGCTTTCAAGACTGAGAAATCAATCTGTTTCTCATTTTACAGGAATTGCACCTCAAAAGATTTCTTTGGCAGGCGTGATTTATCCGAAGTTTCGCGGTGGCCTAAGGCAATTAGAAGCTATGGCAGAAGAGGCCGCCAGAGGTGCGCCTCTTCATATGGTCGATGGCACGGGACGCCCGTGGGGTGACGTGGTCATCCTCTCACTTGATGAAAGACAATCGTACTTCGAACGTGATGGCACGCCACAGAAAATTGATTTCACAATAGGACTGCAATCTTATGGTTGATTTTGTATCTCGTGACGGAGATATGGTGGACGCTATTTGCGCTCAACTGCTGCCTGCAGCTGATGAAGCCGAAGCTTGTGCTGCCGTATACCGCAACAATCCTCACCTTTCTAAATTTCCGGTCGTTTTGCCAGCTGGTGTGCAGATGCAACTACCTGAAGTGATTGAAACACTGCCGAATGAACCATTGAGGATTTGGAGTTGAGCCCATGCGTCCGATATTCGCAATCCACCGCAATGGAAATGACGTAACGGAGAACCTGGCTCCACGTGTTGTGTCCATTGAAATTACAGATGAGGCAGAAAGCAAAAGCGATACGTTAGCTATTGAGCTCATCGATCGACCTGAAAATGGTCGCTATCCAGATCTTCCTGATGCTGGTGACAAGATCACTGCTTATCTGGGTTATGAAGAAACCTCACTGACCTTTATGGGGGAGTACATCGTTGATGCCGTTACGATGGGTGATGGTGATGTGGTTATTGATTGCAAATCAGCCGATATGGTCGAAAGTTATCGTACCCCCCGCGATCAGTCTTGGAACCGGAAAGACCTTGCGGACATCGTAACAGAAGTGGGTGATCGCAATGGTTACGAGGTTGTCATCGATCCTGATCTGAAGGGCGTGATTGTTGATCATGTTGATCAGTTTCAGGAGTCAGACATGGGTTTTCTGACACGAATTTCTGAAACATACGATGCTGTTGCCCGACCTACTGCAGGTAAGTTGGTTTTGGCGAAGCGCGGATCGGGGAAAAGTGTTTCGGGTCAGACGCTTCCTTCAATCACAATTCGACCTGAAGACACGATTGGTGGAGATTGGTCTTATCAATACTCTGCGCGTGATGACAAAGGCAAAGCCAGCGGCATTCCGGGCGAGGAAAAGTCCAAGGAAGCCGGAGGTGTACGGGCAAGTTACCACGACTTGAAACTTGGCAAAAAGCAAACTGTAGAGATTGGTAAGCCCCCTTTCCGTGATTTGCGCTACTCACATCGCGATGAAGTTGATGCAACGGCTGCAGCCAATGCAGCTGCTAATCAACAAACGCGTGCGGTGGGGACGTTCTCAACGACCCTAGAAGGTGATCCAGGGATCGCAGCTGAGGCATTGCTGACATTGAAATCATGGCGGCCTCGTGTGCCAGTTTCCTGGCGAATTAAAACTGCCAAACACAGTTTTTCTTCGGGGGGATACAAGACGAGCGTCGATTGCGAGATTTATGAAGAAAAGCAATCGAGCCCGTCCAAGGAAGTCAAAAAAGTAGCTGCCGAAAAAGGCTGGCCTCACGAGTATTGATGCCTTTGAAAGGTGATCAAAAAAGAATCGATAGAGAATGGGCATCGAAGCCCGGCTCTAACTCTGTCTGCCACCTGTTCCTACACTTTATCGTGAACCTATTGAGGGTGTTTAAGGCAACACCAATGCCTGGCCAGACCCAAAATGAGCAATACATGACTATCTGATTTGGTAGGCAGAGGTGGAGTGCTTAAAGATGAAGGTCTTCTGATTGAGGCTTACCAAGACTTTTGAACACAAGCTTTATTAATAAAATCAACATTGAGTTTTACATAGCTTGTAATGAAGGCCTCTCTTTTCCTCGCACTGAGTGTGAGCCGCAATTCGCGCCTTTTACCGCCAAAATGCAGGCAGCATACCAGCCTTTTCTCCCTACTTTGGGCTAGATCATATGGCACTCCACATTCCCCAACTTTTGCGCGCAATAACGCAGGATGCAATTTTTTGGTTTTGGATCTCTGGTTGGGGATGGTGCTTTATCGAATAGTGCTATAGCATAAAGTCGCCGATTTGAGACGATGAAAAGTGTGTGCTTTTGTTGTTATAAGAATGTCGGTTGAGGGGCATGTACCGGGTTCACATGCGGGAAGAGGAACAAAAAAGGGGGCCGTTTGCCCCCATTGTTATGCGATAGCGATTCCCGCTCAGGTCTTGTCATGCGAAATGCAATTTTAAATTGCGATGGGTTCCATAAAAGTTTAGTGTATCGGGAAGCTCAAAAGGTGAACAAAGCAATGAGCGAAAATGTGACAAAGGATCTTCAAAGGGTTGGAGAATTGATTCGCAGAGCAGAGGCACACAGCACGGCGTCACTCGTCTTCGTTTTGGAGGAGACGCTCAAACAAGTTGAGGAAAAGCGCCCGATCAGAGGCAGGCAAGTCGGCGAATTTTCCAATCAAAGGTTCTAGTTCTTTGGGTAAATCAATGCCTGAAACGATATAGACAGGGCTTACATTTAAGGCCTCGCAAAGTTTTGTAAGGTTCCCGATTGTAGGCTCTTTATCGTAGCTAAAAATTTGTGTGACGTATTGGGGTGATCGGCCACAGGCCCGAGATATGGCGGCCATGGATCTCCCATCTTTTTTCACGGCCTCTTTCAGCCGTTCTTTCCATGTGGTTTCCATAGTGCGCTCCCTCCAGTGCGAAAGCGATTATAAATCAATGTTCCAACAAGAATAAACGCTATAGTTTTTGGGGTAAACACTAAACTCTCTTGACTGCGAGTGCTATAGTATTCAAAATAGGCTATGCAGGATGTGGAAGCCTTAAAATTTTTCATGTTTTCTGTAGGGTGCATACGAGGCAGGGAGAAATATGGGTTACGTTGAACCACGTTTGATAGCTTTGGGCCCTCCCCGGAATCATAAGTCCGGTTTGCGTTCGCAACCTTACCTTTTTCAAGGTGAGTTGATCTCTTTACCAGCAGTTCAAGGAGTTGCTGATCTGGCTTACAGCCCATGTGATGGATTGTTTGCCCATGAGTGGGACTTGATGTCCGACTACGACGATTAATTTTTATCGAAAAAGCGGGATTGCCCGTTTGTGCCGTTCAAAACTGGTTTTGAGCGATAGCTTTTTAGTGCCTGAATTTAGGCTTTTGCGTGTGATGGACGCACTCAAGTGACAGGGAAAGTTGAGTTGTGCGGCCGTCAATTTCCGCTGGGATTATAGAATGATTAATGGGATAGAGCGTTTGCTGCGAGCAAGCTGGCAGCAAATACAAGTAATTTATAGCACACCGCTTATGATCCGGGGTGTGTGTGGCGATCAATGGAGCCTGAAGACTTCTTTTGCGCAAAAGCTTAAGGAGGGCGATCTTGGCTGAGGCTATCGCAAGTTTCCGCCGTTTAACGCCTAAAATGTTGCATTCTCAGAAGCTGGCTCAGGCTGATGACGTTGTTAAGACGACCAAGGCCTCTGTTGCAATGGCACTGAAGAAAGCAGCACCTGCTTTAGGTATTAACGGCACGACCTACCATATCCTGGATATCTTGATTGGGCTGACACGCGCAGAGGATTGGAGTGTTGAACGTCGCCCTCTGGTTGCTATTTCTAATGAGAAACTCGCCCAATACGTTGCACGCTCAACCCGAACTGTAGTGCGTTCTATACGTAAGCTGGTTGAGGCCGGAATCCTTGCTTACCATGATAGCCCAACGGGTCGCCGGTTTATTCATCGTGGATCTGATGGTGAGATCGAGCGTGGTTTTGGACTCGACTTTTCTCCTGCAAGACAACGCGTAGAAGAGCTGTTTAAGATTGGTGCTGACTTTGCGGCCGCTTTGGCTGTTGTGAAGGAAGCGCGTCGAGCAATCACATCATGTTTGCGCCGCCTTGCTGACATGAGCGCATTGGCCCAGCAAGAAGGCTTGGACTTCTCTGAGTTGGATCAGCAATCAAAAGTAATTGCTAATGCGAATATGGATCCTCTGCAGAAGGCGGAGGCATTGCAGATGCTTTGTGAGGTCGGCTTGAACCTGCTGGCACCGGATGAGCAATGTGAGGTAAGCAGTGCAACAGAAATGTCAGGTGCGGGTGACATGCATGGCAGCTCTTATAATAATACAAACCCTCAAGACTCAGAAAAAAGTAATCAGGGTCCTCTCAAAGCTACGGAATGCCGCCGCCATCCGAAGGCTTTTGAAGATAATAGTTTAGCGCATGCCAAATGTGAGCCAATTCCCGCAGCACATGAGAGATCGCTCAATAATTTGTCGATCAGTCAACTGGCAAGCGCGTTGCCAGAGACCCAATCTGCTCTGGGAGTCTCACTTCAGTCCTGGGCTGATTTAAACAATATTTGTGAAGATTTAAGGCTCCTGATTGGGCTTTCACCTTCAGGTTGGCAAACAGCTGTTACCATTTTAGGCAAGCCATTTGCCGGAGCTATCCTAGCAGTCACGGCTGAAAAAGTAATGCGAAACTCCGCAGGAATTAGCCGACCGGCTGGCTATTTCCGTGCCTGCGTTGAACGTGCGCATACCGGGGAGTTGTACCTGCATAGATCTATTTTTGGACTGGTTCAATCGAGCAGTAAACAGCTGAATTAGGCGACATGATGGGGATGCAGATATGGCCAAACCGCAAAACAGGCGCAGACGGCGCGCGAGTAAACGGGTTCATGGCGTGCCAAGACGCGCAAATGGGCGACTTTCCACCTCTAAGGCAGCAATAACAGCACGACAGAAAATGGATCAGGCAGATGTTTTGTCGGTTGCGATTTCGGCACGCAAACGTCACTATGGATTATCATCTAAGGATGCGACATCTGTTTTTGCTGGATCCCTTATTGGTCGGCTCAAGTTGAATGACCTGCTAGATGCAGCTGAGTTTGACTCTGCCTGTTGGTTGCTTGAATGCTACAATCGCAATGCTTGGGCAATTGGTTCTCCAGCATATGTTCATCAAGCACCAGAAGGATCCGGAGCAGGAGCAAACTGTGAAGATGCTCGCACTGTCTTGGCGCACAAGGTAATCCGCAGGTGGGAGAAAATTACGAGCCTTTTAAATCAGTTTTGTTTGAATTCTGGTCGCAATATCCTTGCTGCTGTGTTGGCGGCGGTTTTGGAAGATCGACTTCTTGAAGCATCTGAACAAGGTGTTCGAGATGTTCGGGAAGGATTGCAATGTCTAACCAGGCTCCGCCGTGGTCAGGTAAGGCTGTCCGCGTAGTTTACTCAAAGCTTTACTTTATAGACGGTCCCGCGGGAGATACCTAATTCACGTGCTATTGTCGTTGGGCTTTGTCCGGCGGCAAGCCGTGTTCTTATCTCCTCTTTATTGATCTTTGCAGGACGACCTTTGTAAACGCCTCTTGCTTTGGCCGCGGCAATACCTTCAGCCTGACGTTCTCTGCGCAAGTTGGTCTCAAACTCGGCGAACACTCCGAGCATATCGAAGAAGGCTTTACCTGCTGCGGTAGACGTGTCGACAGGTTGCTCTGTCGCATAAAGATGAGCGCCTTTGTCCTGCAGTTTTTGCACGATAACCTGCAGGTCGTGCATAGAACGTGCAAGTCGATCGATGCGCGTGACCACCAAAGTCTCTCCAGGATGAATGAAATCGAGGATTGTCTTCAATTCTGCGCGTTCTTTGAGTGAGTTCCCACTTTTCTGTTCTGAGCGGATCAGCTGACAGCCAGCTGCCTTCAACGCAAGAATTTGTGTTTCGATGTTTTGATCAGTGGAAGAGGTCCGTGCATAGCCAAGACGAGATGTTGATTTGTTCATTTTGGGTATGCCGTAGACCTTTTGTGTTCACTAATGTCAAATATATCCAAAATAGACAAATCTCAAAGAAGATTTTGTGTTCAAACAAGACGGCACTATGAGTATACCCATAATGCCGCTTTACTACTGTTAAGCTTTTAGGATTTGCTCTTGCAGCAACCGACTTCGGGTTTCGATAATTTTATGAACTCGGGATAAGATCGGGTGTGTAATCCCATTTTCTGACAGTTCGCTCATCAATGTTGTTGCGGCAGGATAGATCTTTTGCGCGAGCTTGCTCAGTTCTGAGCTCAGTAGTTTTTGTGCAGCCCTGGTTTCCGGGACTAAGGCCTGCCAGTTCTTTAGCTGAAGTGTATCAGCTTTATCCCGGCCTCCAATTTTCATTGCCATTTTTTTTGCCAGGCGCGGATAGGCCGTTGTGCAGATCACATCATAAAGTGGTGCAAGATCAGGTGTCGACGAGCCATACAAAAGTGCATAGTTTTTGGCGTGAGCATCCGCATTTCCCACCAGGTAGTGGTAGATCAACAAACGTTGGAATGTGAGCCGATCAGCTGCGGGCCGACGCGTATGCGCCTGGATGAGTGCCTGGGCTTTTGCAGTGCCAGGGCCGCCTTCTTGCTCGTACTTCAGCTCAGGAGCAATGCTCAGTGCCTGGCAAAAATCTTCCTGGTGGAGTTTTTGGATAGTACCATCTGATTGATACTGGCGATCGTAGCGTTCGACCAAAATGTAAGGTGTATCGCCGGCAAGCCCTCGGGTGACCTTTGGTGCGTCAAAACCTAAACGGTGTGCCAGGGTCATACAGAACAACTCGTTCTCAACCGTGCCCTCCAGGCCTTCAATGAATGGCTTGAGAATATGGGTCGTTGGTCGACCATCTCGGGGCAAAATGATTTGGCCATCCTGTACAGCAACAGCCAATTTATCTTGTGCCCCAGCCAAAGACAGACGGACCCCCTGCTCTCCTCCCAACAACGGTCTATCTCGTAAAACATGCAGCACGTCAGTGAGCTGTTCAGTGCTGAGGGTTTCGGCCTCTTCAATCAAAAACTCTGGAAGTGATTGGCCCTGTGGGACGAGTGAAAGTGCCCCAGCGCACTCTCCGCCAATAATCTCCAAAAGGCCGAAAGCGTTTTGCTCTGATACACCCAGAGCAGCTGCCAGTCGCCTGCGCGCGCGCTCATCCGGCAAAAGACCAGAAAAAAAGGGACGAGCGACAAAATCATCGTAAGGCTGTTCGCGCAGCGGCATACTGATGGAGATAACTGGCCCTGAGATCTGCAGATAGTCGGGATCATATGTAAACTGAAGTGTACCCTCCGGACTTTGCACCAACGTCCCTGCGAGAGTTTCGTGGAGATAAACATCCAGAGTTCGGCTCATATACCCTCTCCCCTCCCAGTGATTTGGACGCTCAATCCAAGCGTCTCGAGAACAGCAAAAACCAAGCCGATCCGGCTGGTTTCTTTGCCGTGTTCCAATTCGCGCAGAAAACGCGGGCCTACGCCAGACAAGGCAGCAAGCTGTTCTTGTGTCAGATTTTGCTGTTTGCGTGCTTCTCGGATCAGCTTACCTAACGAGTTCGTATCGGATACATCAGCCATTTTCGTCCCTTTCGGGATGATATTATCACAGCAGAGCATTATTGGGAAGAAAAGATCCCGATCGGGACGTAATCAAGAACAACACCTCGCGATCTGCCATAAAGATCCCGATCAGGATGTTTTGACTACCTTTAGAATCGGATAATGCTTGTATGTTGGCCGATTCTGCGGGCTGGCTTTTGAAGTTGGATCCTGCGCGAAACCACTTCGCGTGAAATGTTTTCCATCCCTTATTTCTAAAGTAATCTCAGTTGAATGTTTACATTTGTGACGACAATAATATTAATTAAAACAATAGGTTATAACAAAATTATTGGGCTGATGGTGCTGAGGTAAGTGTGGTCGGATCTGTGCGTTAAACATTCGTTAACCAAGCAATCGTTGACTTCCGGACCGGAAGTGCTGAATATTTTCTGAATTCCTATTTAATTTAAAAATTCGGATGAATTCGGAAATGGACGCAGAGACCTTGGAACACGGCACAATGCTAGCTCAGATGAAAGCTGATCACAAGGCGCTGTCCAGTACCTTGACGGCTCTGGCCCAGTCCCAGTTTCCACCCAAAGCCGAAAAAATTCTGCGCAAATTTCCAGCCTCAGAAGCGGCGGCCTACCTGGGCATTACGCCTCGTTATCTGGCGTTGTCTGCTGACGAAATGGGGTTGGAGATTGAAAAGGTTGGCCGCGGAGAACGTCGGTTCTATGCGCTTGAGCAGATGGGTGAGATACGCGCTTATCTGGCAGAGAAAGCTGGCGATGATATCGCAAAAGCAACCTTTTATGATCCGCGTCGCAAAGAAGATGAAGATCTGCAGATCATTGCCTGCTCTAACTTTAAAGGCGGTTCTGCTAAAACCTGCACATCAGTTCATTTAGCTCAATACCTGGCACTACAGGGATACCGTGTATTGCTGGTTGATCTGGATCCGCAAGGCTCCGCCTCTTCCATGCTCGGGGTGGTGCCTGAACTGGTTCCGGAAGAAGAGTCCTTGTTTGCAGCCATTCGCTACAAAGACCCAGCTCCGCTAAGTGATGTTGTACAGAAAACCTACTTCGCCAATCTGGATCTGGCAGTTGGCAGTCCGTTCTTAACAGAGTGGGAGTTCTTTGCACCGCATTACGCCACGCTGGCAGGACAAGAAGAGCCAGGCATTCGCAACCGGATTGCGGACATTGAAGATGAGCGAAAGCAAAAAGGGATCTCCAATGCGCGTTTGCGTGAGCTGGAAGATGAACTGAACCGTGAGCACGCCGCGCTATCCGATTGTTTGCAGCGCAAACTATACTTCACACGGCTGCAGCTTGCGTTTGAAGATGTGGAAGCAGATTATGATGTGATCATCTGTGATACGCCGCCAAGCCTGGGCTACCTTTCCAATGCAGCTTCGTTTGCAGCTGATCATCTTCTTGTCACCATTCATCCTCAGTGGATCGATTGTGAGTCCATGGCTCAATATCTAGCTACGTCCATCGCACACAACGAATTCTTTGAGAGTACAGTGGCAAGGCAACTGGGGCCTGAATATCTGGTACCCAAGACACTACAGTACCTGATCACCCGGCATGATAACACCAGCCGGCCTGAAACGGATGTGGTGACGATGTTGCGCAGTCAGTTGCAAAACGTACTGACTAATACGATGCTGCGCAGCTCCGCTATTGCGGAGGCTGGTAACGTTCAGCAGACCCTTTATGAAGCTGACCGCTCCAACTTCAACGGCAAAACGTATGATCGTGCGTTGGATTCACTCAACAAAGTCAACCAGGAAGTGGAAGAGATCCTCAAAACCTATTGGGGCCGCTCATGAACGACAAGCGTAAGAAAAACAAAAGCAAGCTCAGTGCAATTATGACCGGCAATAATGCTGGTGCTGCGCGAACTCCTGAACCGGAACCAACGGAGACCCGCCCGAAGCCGCGCGAGAAAAGTGCGGTTGGCCGGCTCGGTGCTGCTCTGCATTCGCTCACAGAACAGCGGGCAGACCCGGTGGACCCAAGTCTTATCATCAAGAATTTAGACGCTAAGTTGCTCCTTCCCTCTTTGGCGATGGACCGCGCGTTTGAGCTGGTTGATGAAGAACTGGATAGTCTCGTCGATAGCATTCGCAACAATGGGCAGCAGGTTCCTGTGTTGGTGCGCCCTCACCCTGAGCGCGATGGGTTTTATCAAATTGCCTACGGGCATCGTCGCGTAAAAGCCTGTCAAAAGCTCGATATAGCCGTGCGCGCAGTTGTTGAGGAAATGAGTGATGAGCAACTTGTTATCGCTCAGGGCAAAGAAAATGAAGAACGTAAAAACCTGACTTACATTCAGCAATGCTTCTTCGCAGCACAGCTCAGCAAAACATTTACGCGCGAAGTGGTGGCTGCTGCTGTGGGAGCAGGTGATAAAACCCGTGTATCAAAGCTCACCAGCATCATTCGCCGTGTGCCGAACGATCTTATTGAATCCGTTGGCTCTGCACCGGGAATTGGCCGTGTAAAATGGGAAGCTGTGGCAAAGGCATGCGAGATTGATGGCGTGGCGACACGCCTGCGCAAAAGCTTGTCCAGCTTAAAGAGCTCAGGGAAATGGGAAGCGATGGCAAGCGCAGATCGTTTCGCCTGGCTACACGATTCCGCTGTTGCTGTTGAGGTCGTAGATGGAAAGTTATCCCCCTCGGATGCTGATGCGATAAAATCCCGAGCCAAGGGAGCCAATGCTAAGGCAGTCCTACTGAGTTCTGAGGATGGGAAACCTCTGGTCGAAACTCGTGGTGCACGTACATTCAAGATCGTCTGGTCTGATGATGCGCAAGCTGCGGCGTTCTCGCAGTTCTTGAGTGCAAAGATGGAAACGCTGCTCGAAGAGTTTAAGCGTGAAGAGACACAGCGTCAGGATAAGGTGGAGGAAAACTCATGACCTAGGGCGCTTATGAAAACGGCTCCGCAGACGGCAATCTGCAGAGCCAGAATTCGAATAGGCAATCAGAGTGGCAACTCTGAAGTACCGTAACAGCAAATTTACCGTACTTCTCCTTGCTGCAAAAATCAATCGCCTGACTTGTTAGGCGGACTGCTTTTTTGCGCCTTGCCTTCTGTTTCGCTGGATTATGTGGAGCACGAATAACTTCGTGCGTTTTAAACGCGCTGTCTATCTGATGGCGTGAAGGGGTTCTGCTATGCAAAGTTCAGGATCAGTCGCCTCGTTTCGGAAGCTCACTCCAGCGATGATGAGGGCTCAGAGTTTAGCGCTGGCCAATGATGTTGTGACAACCACAAAAGCTGAGGTTGCCATGGCATTAAAGAAAGCAGCCCCTGCCCTGGGCATTGATGGTACCTCCTACCATATCCTTGATATTCTTATTGGACTGACGAGTTCCGATGATTGGCAACCGGATCGTCGGCCTCTGGTGGCAATCTCTAATGAGAAGCTTGCAGAGTATGTATGCCGGTCGAAACGGACAGTCATGCGTTGCCTTAAGCGCTTGGTTGAAGCTGGAATTATGGCCTACCGTGATAGTCCCACAGGACGGCGATACATTCATCGTGGTGAGTTCCGAAATGGAAAACGCGGTGAAATTGAACGTGGATTTGGGTTTGACTTTTCGCCGGCTCGCCAACGTGTACACGAGTTGAAGGAATTGGGTGAGGCTTTTGCTCAGCGGCTGAAACTGGAAAAAGACGCTCGACGAACAGTGAGCCGTTTGCTGCGGGCAATTGAGGATATGTCTTCGCTGGCAAAGAAGGAGAATATCGACTTCTCTGAGATAGACCAATCGCTTGAGGCACTCTCCGAAAAACATCTGACGGTTTTGCAACGGGCAGAGATTTTGCAAGATCTCTATGAAATGTCTGTCGCACTGTTTGCAGAGGAAGATACACAGGAAGGACCTGAGACTTCTTTAGATAGTGAAGTGACGTGCGCGGGTGACATTGATGACGCCCCTTATAATAATACAAACCCTCTAACTCATGAATTTAGTAATAAACAGCGGCGATCAGCTAACGCTGATCCCATAACTCATAATGCTCCCGACTATGCCGGGAGCGAAAAGGCTTTTGAAAAGACATCAAGAAGCCGGGTTGGGACGAGTACTCAACACCAGTCGAACAATGTATCCTTAGAGCATATCTCTTTGGGTCTTTTGAAAAGCGCTTTGGTGAACCTACAAGAAACGTTGGGATTTGAGGTTTCAAGTTGGGCTGACTTGATCGGGAGCAGCGAGGATATCTCACTGCTTATCGGCTTGTCTCCAGCTGCGTGGCAACAGGCGGAAGAGAGGGTAGGGCGGTACACCGCTGCAGCTGTATTAGCGACAACCGCTGAAAAAGCCCTGCGCGATCCACTCTTGATTTCCAGTCCGGGTGGATACTTCAGAGCTTGCGTAGATCGTGCGATGGACGGTGAACTTGCACTGCATAAATCTTTGTATGGTTTGGCGCAGGCTGGTTGAACGCGTGCAATCTCGTGATGATAGGGGGTGCACGCGTGCACCCC